TTATGTAGGAGAGGAGTTCGATTACGAAATCCATAATATAAACTTATGATAAGAATATTAAGACTAATTAGTGGTGAACAACTTGTCGCAAGAGTACAAGAACATAAAGATAAGAAAGATTTTCTTTATTTACATGAACCACTTAAAATGGAAATAGTTCCAAAACTATCAAAAGACTTTATGGTTGAGGAACATATGTCATTACAAGAATGGATTTATCAAGCTGAGAATAAAGAACACCCTATACACAAATCAAAAATATTAACTGTTGCAAATGCAAATGATAGATTGACGGAATACTACCAAAATATAAAAGAACATTTAAAATCAAGAAAGTGGAATATAGGATCTGCTCAAGAAATGAATGAAATGGATAAATTTGAAGAAGAACAACTAACAGACAATGAAGTCGTTGAATATATAAAGGGTAGAAGAACTATACATTAATAGTCTTTGTTTCCCTCTACACAGAGGAGTATATACCAAGCAAGAATAAAAGTCAAGGAACTAATAAAAAAAATTTTCAATACATTGATTTTTCTTGTATTTTGTGATATAATAATGATATGAAAAAGAAAACAGAACATTATGTAGATAACAAACAATTTCTACAGGCTATGATTGAATATCGTAAGGTTTGTGTCGAAGCCGAACAGAATAATCAAGAAATACCACCTGTAACAAATTACATAGGTGAGTGTTTTTTAAAGATAGCTAATCATTTATCTTATAGACCTAATTTTATTAATTACACATATAAAGAAGAAATGATTTCAGATGGAATAGAAAACTGTTTACAATATGTTAAAAATTTTAACCCAGAAAAATCAAACAATCCGTTTGCATACTTTACACAAATAATCTATTACGCCTTTATTCGTAGAATACAGAAAGAGAAAAAACAACAAGTCATAAAAAGAAAACTGATATTAAAATCAGGTATTGATATGACAACTACAAATTCAGGTGATGACAAAGAGTATCAAGATGCATACATCGATTATCTACAAAAGAATATGTTGATAACCGAAGAAGATATTGATAAACCTAAACCAGCTAAAAAGAAAAAGAAAACAACTAAAAAATCTACATTAGAATATTTTTGTTAATACATGAAAATTGCTTTACTTACCGATACCCATTTCGGTGCGAGAAACGATAGCCCTGCATTTAGTAAATACTTTTTTAAGTTTTACGATGAAGTCTTCTTTCCGTATCTAAAAGAAAATAATATTACTACACTTATACATCTAGGTGATATTGTTGACCGAAGAAAGTTTATTAATTTTAAAACTTCACATGACTTTCGTAAAAATTTTATGATGAGATTGTGGAAAGAAAAAATTGATACACACATTATCATTGGGAATCACGATACTTATTATAAAAACACAAATCAAGTTAATGCTGTTGATGAGTTACTTACAACTTATGATGGTGTTAATGAACCTCACATTTATACTAATCCTAAAGCTGTTGAGTTTGATGGACTACGAATATTGATGTTACCTTGGATATGTGCCGATAATAAAGACATATCTTTAGAAGCATTGAAACAAGAGAACGCTGATATAGTTTGTGGACATCTAGAGATACAAGGTTTTGAAATGCATAATGGTATGAAGAGTCAAACAGGTTTATCTAGTAAAATATTTAAAAGATTTGAAACTGTATACTCTGGCCACTTTCATCATAAGTCAGACGATGGACATATTCACTATCTAGGTAGTCCTTATGAATTTGTTTGGAATGATTACAAAGACCAAAAAGGTTTTCATATTCTAGATACAGAAACTAGAGAACTAGAAAGAATAGTTAATCCTTTCACAATGTTTGAGAAGATATACTATAATGATGAAAAAGAGAAATATGATAATTTTGATTATGAACCGTATAGAGATAAAATAATTAAAGTTATTGTTGATAAGAAAACAGATTACTATATGTTTGATCAGTTTGTAGATAATTTTTACAAAAAGATAAATGTAACAGATATAAAAGTTATAGAAGACTTTTCAGATTTAGATGCTGCAACTGTTGCTGATGATATTGTAGAGAAAAGTGAAGACACGGTTTCATTGATGAATAATTATGTTGAACAATTACAAACACCTTTAGATAAACAAAGGCTCAAAGATTTTTTAAGAACATTATATACTGAAGCAGGTGATGTGGAACTATGATAGTATTTAAAAAAGTTAGATGGAAAAACTTTCTATCTACAGGTAACAATTTTATTGAGGTAGGTTTAGATAAAAACCATACAACTTTAGTCGTAGGTGAAAACGGTGCAGGTAAGTCAACTATTCTTGATGCATTGTCTTTTAGTTTATTTAATCGACCATTTAGGTCTGTAAAGAAAGAACAATTAATTAACAGTATTAATTTAGGTGGCACTGAGGTTGAGGTTGAGTTTCAAATAGGTTCAAAAGAATACAAAGTTTGTAGAGGTATCAAACCTAACAAGTTTGAGATTTATGTTGATGGTGATATGATAGATCAAAATGCAACGACCATTGACTATCAAAAATATCTAGAACAAAACATACTTAAAATAAATTCTAAAACATTTAATCAAGTAGTTATACTTGGCTCATCATCATTCACACCTTTTATGCAATTAAAGAATGCATATCGTAGAGATGTTATAGAAGAAATATTAGATATAAAAGTTTTCTCTATTATGAATATACTTGCTAAACAAAAACAAAAAGAATTAGACGAGTATATAAAAGATTTAAAAAAAGATATGGAGATTACTGATAATAAAATACTCACACAACAAAAATATATTAATGAAGCTGAGAAACAAACACAATCATTAATTGAAAACTTTGAAAGTCAAATTGATGATAACAATGCTCACATCACAACTTACGAAAAACAAAAGAATGAATTGTATTCAAAGGTAGATGAAAAAAGAAAAAGTATTAATGATGAACAATCTGTAAAAACTAATTTATCAAAACTACAAAAATTTGAAATACAGCTAGAAGATATTGTAACTAAAAAAAGAAAAGAAAAAAAGTTCTATGAAACAAATGAAAACTGTCCTACTTGTAAACAATCTATAGATGATGATTTTAAATCTCAAATATTAGAAAGAACAAACAGTAAATTAAAAGAAGTAGAAGAGGGTTTACTTATAATGAACCAAAAAGTTATCAAAAGTCAAAAAAGAATTGAAGCTATAACAACTGTGTTTGAAGACATAAGACTTTTAGATATTAATGTGGCAAAATGTCAACAATCAATAGATGAGTTACAAACATATACAAGAAGAATAGAAAATGATATACAAAAACTAAAAGATAAAAAGGGTAATGCTGATGATGCAAGTAAATTATTAGAACATCTTATAGAAGAGAGTAAAGAACAACAACACACAAATACACAAAAGGTTGAAGAACTAGATTACATACAAGCAGCTAGAGTGTTATTACAAGACGATGGTATCAAAACAAAAATTATTAAACAATATTTACCAATCATGAATCAATTAATTAACAAGTATCTAGCAAGTATGGATTTCTTTGTTAATTTTAAATTAGATGAAGAGTTTAACGAAAAGATAAGGTCACGATTTAGAGATGAATTTAGTTACCTATCATTTAGTGAGGGTGAGAAGATGAGAATAGATTTGGCTTTACTATTTACATGGAGAGCTGTTGCTAAAATGAAGAATAGTGTATCAACAAATCTATTAATACTTGATGAGATATTTGATAGTTCACTTGATACTACAGGTACCGATGATTTTTTGAAAATCCTAAATACTTTGAAAGACGAAAATGTTTTTATCATATCACACAAAACAGATATTATGATGGATAAGTTTGCTAATCAAATACATTTTGAGAAACATAAAAACTTTACAAGGATATATGAACCATGGCAGATACAGTAATATTAGAGTCTAAAAATAAAGGACAATATTATCAGGTTTTAGATTTAAAAGATTTACAACCTATGGCACCTTTAGAAACAAACACATATTGGAATGTCTGGAAAAGTATAAACAAAGATGGTATGATAAATCCTATTGTTGTTCAAGATATAAAAACAATATCAGGAATAGATGGTGACTTAAAAAAGATTTCAGCTATGAAAATAGATGAGAAATGTAAATATGCAATATGGGGTGGTAACAATAGGTATCACTTTGCTATTGATAATAACTATGAAAAGATTAGCTGTTTGGTTGCACCTAATGATCAAATAAGAAGTCAGTTAGTCGATGATTTATTTATGGAGATGAAGTGATGAGTTTTAAACCTTATACAAATAAAGATGTTCAAGCAGGAACTGATAAACAATTATTTACAGTAATGTCAACCTTTGCAGGTGCAGGTGGTAGTAGTACAGGATATAAACTTGCAGGTGGTAAAGTATTAGTAAGTAATGAGTTTGTTGAACATGCTTATGAGTCATACAAATTGAATAACCCAAACACAGAGGTATTGACTGGTGATATAAAAGATTTGACACCAGAACATTTTTTAGATGCAGGTAATATTAAACCAGGTGAGTTAGATATATTTGACGGATCACCACCTTGCACACATTTTTCTATGAGTGGTAAAAGAGAAAGATCATGGAATAAAGAAAAACTATATCACGGACATAAGCAATATCAAATAGAGAGATTGACTGAAGAAATGATTAGGGTTGCTGAAGGAGTTAAACCAAAGTGTATTATTATAGAAAATGTTAAAGCATTGTCATTAGGTAGTGCTGCAGAATATAGAAACACATTTTTAAATTTATTAAACAAAGCAGGTTATATCTGTAGTTGGAAAATACTTAATGCTTCTGACTATGGAGTGCCGCAAGCAAGAGAGAGGACTTTTATCATAGGTATAAGAAATGATGTGGCTGACGCATTAGACATATCTGAATTTGCAAACGATTTAGATAAACTATTTCCTATACCAAATGATAAGAGAACAACATTGTGGGATGGCATATTTGATTTACAAAATAGACCTGAGCATAGAGAGGCTGCAAAATTAAAAGAAAAGAAACTTGCTGATGGTAACCCAGTAGTAAAAGATGTGTTAAAACGAATACCTTTCAATCCACCCAAACAAATACAATTCTGTAAACCTCTTGCTGAAATGGTACAAGAAGAAATAGATAAAAAATATCGTGGTGAACAATATGATGAAAAACTAGTAGACAAGTTTGCTGATGATTTAGCAAAAGATATGAGAGCACTTGAAAGTGTGGGTGAGGTATTACAACCTAGACTAACTTACTTTAATTATTTCAGATGCTCTTATGATAAACCTGCTCCCACGATTACAGGTAGAGCTCATAGTTATTTCTTACCAGATAGTGATAGAACATTTACAAAAGAAGAATTGTTAAGGATAATGTCATTACCTGATGACTTTAAATTTGCCGAGGGTAAGATAGAAGATATAGAAGAACGAATAGGATTGATGGTTGCCCCTCTACAAATGAAGGCAATATCTCAAAATCTCTATGAAAATGTCCTAAAACCATACAGAACAAAGCAAGAACATTAGTGCGACAGACTGTCACATAGTGAAAATAATTGATAAATCGTTGAAAAATAACGATTTTAATTTGGGTCTGGATATTGACTTTTTTTTCCTTTTGGTATAAGATGTAGTCTACATTATGGATAAAAGAGAACAAAAATCAAATCTAGCTAGACTCCTAGCCACAGAAAATATTACAGTAGAACACAACAATGTGCAAACTGCTCAGTTTGATATTGTTAATAGAATTTTAACTTTACCTGTTTGGAAAGAAATGTCCAATGACTTATACGATATGTTATGTGGTCATGAAGTTGGTCATGCTCTTTATACACCAGATTGGTCTAAAGAAAAAGATAGTATAGTTAAAAAAGTTCCACACAGTTATTTAAATGTTTTAGAGGACATTAGAATAGATCGTAAAATTAAACAAAAATACCCAGGTCTTAAATCATCTTACTTTAAAGGTCAAGGTGAATTAAGAGATCGTGGTTTCTTTGGTACTAAAGATAGACCATTAAATACTTTCAAATTTATTGATAGAATAAACATATATTCTAAAAATGGTTCAGTAGAACCTGTTCCGTTTTCTGATGAAGAAAAAATCTTATTAGACAGAGCTCTTAAAACTGAAACCTTTGATGATGTAGTTAATCTAGCTATTGATATTGCAGGTTATGCTAAAGAAGAAAAAACACCTGAGTGGGAAAACCAATCAGATGATTTTCAAGAGGGTGACTTTGATGATGATATGGAAGAACAAGAAAGCAGTGGTGGTAATAATGACAATCAAGAGCAAGATGAGGAAGATACTTCCACACCTGAGTCTGGTGAAAATGAGTCAGGCGAAGAGGAAACTAAACAAGAAGAAAAAACAAGTTCAGGGTCAGAAGGTGGTTACTCACCAGACTCACTTGAAAATCAAATAGGTTCTGAAACTGATAAAAGTTTCAACGATAAACTAAAACAATTCAACGATAAAGAAGCTAAACATTTTGTTTATACTAATTTACCTGAGCCTAATTTAGATTATGCTGTTGTTGATCACAAAATTATTTTAGACAAGTTAAACTCTAATTATAAAAAGTATACTGATTTTAATAAGTATGCATTTAGTGAGTTTAACAAATTTAAAAAAGAAACTATGCCAGTAGTTAATTATATGGTAAAAGAGTTTGAAATGAAAAAATCAGCTGATGAATATAAAAGAGCTACTATTTCAAAAACAGGTGTTATTAATGTAAACAAATTACATGCCTACAAATATGTTGATGATATATTTAAAAAGATGACAGTTATTCCTGGTTCTAAAAATCATGGTGTTGTTATCATATTAGACCATTCAGGTTCTATGGGTAACAGTATGTATGGCACTATGGTTCAACTATTTAATCTTACAATGTTTTGTAAACAAGTAGGTATTCCTTTTGAGGTTTATTCATTTACAGATATTCACAGAAAATCTGTTGTTAATGATGAGCATATAAGTAGATGGTCAACTGATTACGATATACTAGATCCTAAAAATTCATCTTTTAATTTTAAAGCCAAAGATAAATGGTTTGAAAATTGTTTATTACTAAACTGGGTGTCGTCTAAACAATCACTAAAACAATATAACAATGCGATGTTAAAC